CTTAAAGTTGCTGTCCCATACATTCTCTGCTGGGGTGCTTCCCGTCAAGCCCACATAACTATCATTATCGGCGTGGTCATTGTCAAAGTAGATTCTAACCTTGTTCTCTACGCCGCCGTTAAGTGTCCAGCCCGATTTGCTGACCCAAAGCTCCGCATACTCATCTCCGCTGCTCCAGCTAACCACTTCACAGTAAAGCTGAGTAACCCCATCCTCCGCCGTAACTGCAATCTTCTTGTAGTTTGCTCCCACCTCATCAAAGATAGGCGTCAAGTCTGCACTATTGATTCCCGCGCCGTCCCGAATCTGAATGCAAACGGGAAAATGGGCTAGGTCGTCGGTGACCTTAGCTGCTGGAACTGTCAGGTCGATGTAGTGCTGCCAGCCCGCAAGCAAACCCAAACTATCGTTCCTCCAAAAGCTTATTGATTAATTTGTGAACTCTGCAGTTGGCAGCCATGTCATAGCTTCTGCACACGTCACGATATGTGCATCTGACCGTGCAGATTTGCTTCTGAAGCTCACGAAGGATCTGCTTACTCAAAGAGTGTCCTTTCCTATCACAATAGGCAAACTATTCGATGCAGTTGACTGCAGATACTTGATGTACTCGTTAATGTACTCGTCTGCAACTGTTTTATAGGGATGGGTTTCCTCGTTTGGACTGTTGGATTTCATGTTGAAGCTTGCAGCCAAAAAGTTAGAGGCTCTCCTTATCTCGTCAGGAACATTTGAAAGCGGAACAGTTGCGTAACGTTGTAGTTTGGCATTAATGTATGCGGTTGCGTCATCCATACTCTCAAGCAGTTTATCATCTTCAGTATCATCGTCTACGCTGCAGAGCTGGCGAACTCTTGTGAGGCTGCCATACGGCATTGGATTGACGCTGAAAAGAAAGGTTTCGCTGTTGGTTACTGAATTATAGATTGCCGTGATTGTGTAACTCCATGTGCCAGCCTCAGCGTCTTCAGGCAGGTCATAGGCAAGTATCCAGATTCCGGTATCATCCTGTGAAAGATCATCGATGTCTAGTGTTTCCACTGTTTCGCCGTCAGGGTCTCGGATAATCACATCTATGCTTGTGGGATCAAAATATTCGTCATCTTCATCCTTGAAATATAAAGTCTCATTTAGAGTATCTGATGGATGGTACTTCTTTTCTGTTTTAGTCAAGCTTCTAGTCTCCTCCATGCTCGCAAATTACATAGCCGTCAGCTGCACCGCTGAAGCCAGCTTTTGCGACGTCACGCCAGAATATGATGTCATAGCTTGCATGATCGTAATCGCAAACGAATCTGATTCCAGACTCAAACACTCTGCGTTTGATGAGGACGCATCCTGTGCCCGCCAAAAGTGGACCGTCCTCAAAAGTTAATATTTTGTCTTTGACTTCTTGCATGGTGCAGCTTCTGAACCAGTAATGTTTGGGGTCGCGGAACCATGCCACGCAAACAAGGTTCTTGTGTAGTTCATGTAGCCGCTGATGGTTGGGGTAGCTGTGGTTTGGGACGGTGGCAACCGCCACGTCCACGTCTAAACTCAGTAAATGGGATAAAGTGTTTTCTGCAATGAACACGTCTGATTCTACAAGCAAAACATAATCGTAATTTTCTGTCACTACCTTGTCAGCGACTAGATTGAATTGGTCAACTACATGCTGCCAGCCTAACTCGTTGGCTTCTCCGACATGCAAATCGTATGTGAAGCCTTCAGCAGCCTTTTTGATACAGTCGAGAACTCTAGGTTGTTCGGGCAGGTGGCTGGTTTTTGTGGCTGGAACGGCAATCAGCAGCTTAAAATCTTGATTGCGAACGGGTAATACTGGCTTCACCGATGTCACTGGCTGTTCTGGCTGAATCATTGCTGACTTAGCTTTTTTTGATGGTTTACTCTTGGTTTTTCGCGTCATATCTTTCACCTAATTGTTTATTTCCAAAAAAATGGGGGGAGAGTTAAGTGAAACTAATGTGCTTCGCTTAACTGATGTCGGTTATTGCGCATAGAGCGTTTGCGTCGTAGATGACTGGCAAGCCTCGCACGTAAACCTTCGCGAAGAGTCCTTCGCCTTCGCGGACGCTCTGCAATTCGGTTTTGACTCTGAGGTCTTCGGCGATTACGTACTTGTATGCGCCAACGTTGTTTGCTTTGCTCAATAATGCGGTGCCTGTTGCCATTGCTTCTGTCTCGAAGATTTGCCCGCCTATCCGTTTCTGAACCCACTCGCCGTATGTGGCGGGTCCATCATTAACTAGCACGGACAAGTATCCTGCTGCTTCTGCGCCTATTGTCAGGTCGTAGGGTCCGAATATGTGGTCTGCTTTGAGTAGTGTGATTGCGGCGTTGATGCTTGTGATTATGTGAGCTACTGTTGCCCAGTCATAGTTTGTTTCGTCTTTGTTGCCTGATGCTACCGCCTCGTTGTAGAGTCCATTCACGACGTAACCGTTTGTGAGGGCGGTGCCAATCAACAGCATCGTGTCTTCGAGCAATCCTACCTTGTAGGTTAGACTGTCGATTACTGCGGTGTCGAGTGGTGCGCCTGTCATTCGGCTAGCGTCAAGGTCAGCTTTTGGAATCACTGTTTCTTTGTGGAGAGTCGGGATGTTTAGGCTTGTTCTGTCTGCGCTTGTCAAGTCAAGGTTTTCTGCTCCTGGGTATTTGGGGTCGATGCGGGCGTTGCTTACTTCTGTCAAGACGTCAAAGCTGTAGGTCTGTGTTCCTTCTGGAACAAACTGTACTGCTGTTCCGAAAAGTTTTCGTCCGATGAATTCTCTGCGTGCAATGTCAACCATGCTAGGCAGCACATACGCGCCTTGTTCTGCTTGTAGTGGTTCGTCTCTTCCAGCAAATCTTAGTGCCTTCATTTTAGATCAACATCCTCGCCATTATCCAGTCTGCCGCGCCTGATGTGGTTACTGATTCTTCTGCTATTGCGATGGGTATGCCTTCTGTTGGTATGCTTCCTGCCATTGTTGGTTGTGCGCTTGTTGATACTACTGCTTCTGTTCCTGATGGGGGAGCTGCGGCTGTGGCTGCGACTACTTCTCCGCCTGCTGCAGACACTAGCTTTTCGCCTTTGGTGACTGTTTCGCCGTCAGCAAGTTTCAGCATCAGAACGGTTCCAGGCCCTGATAGGACAGGTGCTCTAACTGCGGTGTAGATTGTTGCTCTTGTTGCTGGTCTGTCAAGTTTTTGGCATTGCTCGTAGCCTAGTACGCCGATTATGTCTGCGCCTGCTGTGCCAACTACGATTTGGTGATCTGCTGTGCCTTTTTGAACGAGGTGTCCGGGGTACATGGTTGTGACTGTTTCGATGAGTAGGTGCTGAATTTTAGGTGTTCCCTGAACTACGATGCTGTTTGTTGGTTGTGGTCCGACTCCGCCGTCTGCGGTTGCTGAGCCATAGGTTGTTACCATTAGACTCCATCCTCCCACTTTTTAGTTGAGGGATTATAGATTCCGACGGTGCCATGTGGTTTCGGAGGGCTTGCTTTGTCTTTTTCTTTTTGGCGCATGACTGACACAAAAGTTTTTGGTTCGGCTTGCGCGATTGCGTCTTTGATGAGGTACAGTTCTGTTAGTGTGCGTGTTTCTAGACTGTCTTTTGATAGTTTGCCGTTGCTGTCTCTGAAGAGTTCGTTGATTAAGTCGGTTTTTTCGGCTTTTTCTGCTGTGTCAAATTTTGTTTTCAGTATTTGCATTGCGTCGGTTGATTCTGACAGTTGAGCCTTGAGTTGCTTGTTTTCGGTTTCCAACGCCGAGACTTTTGCTAACGCTTCGCCAAGCTGCACTTGGCATTCTGCTGCCGTCATCTGATTGTTTGGTTCGCTCATTTTGTTCATTTTCCTTTTGTTCTTTTTTTCAGCCTTTATGTCCCATGCTGGGGGGAAGCCTCAGTTATGTCCCATGAGGCAAAGGGGGAACCCTTCACCGTGGAAGGGAGAAGCGTAAAAAGCTAGAAGACGTCCAAAAAAACTTTGATGTCTTCTAGGGCTTTGCGGTTTCGCATGATGCGGTCTTTTGCGTCTGAGGATGTTGTGTTGTTGCGTTTTGTGCCTGCAGGCGGAAGCTTCGCAATTAAAGCCTTTTTTTCGTCTTCTGACAGTGCGTTCCATTCCTCGTCAGATAAGCCGAAGTGCTGTTTTGCTCGTTCCACGTCGGTTTTTGGTGGCTGGTCTTTGCCTTCAACCTTCTTTTTTATTTTTAGTTCTTTATACGTTTTAATTTCAATGTCAAGGTCTTCAATTTGGCGATACAGTTTCTCTGCTTCTGGATTAGGCTTTTCAACAGCATAAAATTTCTTTTGAGCCTCAATAAGTTTGTCTTTTTTGTCATAAAGTTCCTTAATTTTGTTCTCGATTTCTTCGTTAGACATTTCGTCTTTGCCTTCGATCACACGCATGACATCGACTCCATAAGCGATAATCAACCGTTTGCCAACCTCGAGTACCCCAATCTCGTCTAGCTTCTGGCAGACTGGACACTTAAAGTAGGCTTCAAGCTCTGCGCTGTCTTTAGTTTGATGCTTAGTGAACCATGCCTTAGCCTCTTCCATCGTGAACTTTGTCTTGTCGAAGATGAAGCTTTGTGTTTCCATGCCGACTTTGCATTTGCCGTTTTCGTATTCGCCTTTTGGGCATCCGACAACGGCTTTTATGCCTTCGGTGATGTCTATTGTTTTGAAGCTGTCAGGGTCAAACTTGTCTTTGTTTCCATGTCCGCTTCTGATTGATTCTTCGGTTGTCTCCCAAGTGTCCTGTTCATCTATTGAGTCTACGGCTATTCCACAGTAGGGACTTGGACATCTGCCTTTCGGTATTGGCGCAGCAAGATGGTTAATCAAGATTTTTCTTTGCACAAAATCGTAATGTTTGCCCTGAAAGTCTCCCTGACTGTAGTCTTTGTTGCAGCTGAATCCTATGCTGTTGTCTCTGAGTTCCCCTTTCCTTATCGCCTCTGCTGTCGCGTCAGCGATTGGCTTGAATGGCCCCGCAGTGACTTCAGGAGCGTTTGCACGGAAGAATTTCAGGTGTGTTTCTATGCCTCGTCTGCATGGTCTTTTCGTTTTGGGGTCTATCAGGTCTTTGCGGAATCGGGGGTTTTCTACTCTGCCGTTTACGTCTTCAACGTCGTCTATGTGGCTGCCTCGCGGGTGCGCAAGTGCTCTGATGGGTACTCCCGCTGCTGTCCATGTGGCTTTTTCGAGTTCTTCTGCTGGCTTGTATGCCCAGCCGTCGCTGTATTGCTGAACTATTTCCGATGCTATGACTGCTTGTACGACTAGATACTTGTCGTCGTCCTGTATTATTTTCGCGTCCTCGAGAGGCGCATAGTCGTTTACTATTGTTCTCAATTTTTGTTCCTCCAATTGTTTTTGTTTTGTGACTATGAGAAGAGCCAACTTAGCATGTTAGGAGGCTCTCCAATCCTTAAGGGAGTGAAGAAGTGCGGGCAATGCGGATGACGCGGAAGATAGGGCATGAACATCCCAAGATGATAAATTCGCCCAACATGCGATCTGCACCAGCTACAGCTTGTGGCTTTCAATGCTCCACTAACTTGAAAATCTGTTGCTCCGACTGCTGTGCCGTAAACTTTGGTGGCATTATTGAATGTGCCAAGTCGGACGTCTTCAGCTAGCAGGTCAATGCGGTTCATTATGCCCTCTTCAGATTCCCAGAAATTCAAAAGAGATTCACCTAAATTGTGGTATTACAATAGAAGAATAATTCCCTAAAAAAAGGGAGGGATTTATTGTTTGGTGATTTGTATGTCTAGCAAGTCGCCATGCTCTAGGTCTAGTGCCTTTTTGATTTCATCTGTGACTGTAATGACTAGACTATTACCCGATCTGGTGAGTGCTTTTGTGAACTTGTATGTTTTTGGCTTTATTTTTGCGCCACAATTAGGACAATCCATCGTTATATTACCTTTTATTTGATTCCAAGTTGGCGTAACAGATTCTGGAACTCAGGGTCTTTATCAGTGTGTTCAGAAAGGGTTTTAGCTAATCTCTTCGATGTTTCCCAATCGCCTCTAGCGGTAGCATACAAATATTGAGTGTAAAGTAAATTATGTTCTTCATTATCAAAGATTTTCAGTGTCATTTTCATCACCTATAGTTAGCGTAAGTGTCTTTTACGCGTTCTTCTGCGACTCTTCTCCGAAACAGTTGGCAGATGGGGCAAGAACACGTTTGTGTTACGCGTCTGCGTGCATCACCAGTATAGTCTCCATACAACTCGTTTTTGAGTTTTGAATGGCTACAATGTTTTTGTGCTTCTGCTTCAAACTCACGGCGTGTTGCCTGTTGACCTAAGTTGATGCCTTCAAATTCTGGGTCAAAATACCCATATTTGTTTGGTTTCTCCATTTTGACGCCGTTGGCGCGATCCATTAGTTTTTTCGCTAATTCATCATTTCCATCCGTGTCTGGAATGTTAACTGGTTCAAGCTTATTTGCAAGTTTCTTGTATTCAGGGTCTAAGTCTGCATAGTCAGGCGAGTTTTTCACTTTGATTTTTTCAGGAACACTCAATTTTTTGAATTGTTCTTCTCTTTGTCTTTGTGGCTTTTCGAGTTTTGTGTAATATTCGTTTTTCTGAGTTTGGAGTTCTGTTATAATCGCTGATTTGTTCTTTCTGATATTTGCGATTTCTTCAGGTGTTGGTTTTCCTCCCACACCGAGTTGCTCTACGCCGTTTGCACCTGTTGTTAGGAACAGTTTGTGTTTTTCGATTAGTTTTTGTTCTTTAGTTTTCAAGTCTTTCCCTGTCTTATACTTTGTTTTCGCAACATTTAAGTCTTCTGGAGTCTTATTCTTGTTTTCTGTTTCTCCACTACCACCAATCTTTTTTCCTGTGGTGCGCTCAAACGCCTCCGCAGTAGACTCACCCTCCTTGATGCAAACATGGGTACCCCTGATTGTTCGCCAAACTCCGCCCTCTGCAGTGCAGGTGTCCTCATCAAAAAAATGAGCATTGTCTCGTTAGTATCTGGGCTTTCGCTATCAATTCATTAGTGCGAATAGTTAGCTTGTTAGCGGCGTCATTAATTCGTTCACTTTTGAGTCGCCTCTCTGCTTCTGCAATCGCATCCTCATAATTCATTTTCGATTACTCCATTCTATAGATTGTTCCTTGTTTTCAGCTTCTCTGCGTCCTCAAGCATCCGAGCATAATTCTTCAGGAACCGTTGCCGCTGGTCTTCCAGTTCCGCCTGCATCTCAGGACTAAGACTAATTGGTCCCGTGGTTTGTGTGCTTCTGCGGACCCAACCGATTGCCTGCTCTTCCTCAAATTTGCTGTAAACGTCAATCACGCCCGCGCCCTCTTCAAGAGCTGTCTGTTTGGTGATTTCTCCTTTGATTACTTTCTGTGCAAGGCTTTTGAGGGTTGATACGAAGGTTTGGTTTGGCTGAATATTGGCTGTCTGGTCAGCCTCTTGTTGCTGGTTTGGTTGAAAGCTTGAGAATGGGTTTTGTGGTTGCGCGGCGGCTTTCAGTTTTGCGCCTTCACCTTCAGGCAACGCCTCTAACTCGTTCATGTCCCGGACTTCGTCGATTGTCCTGTATTCTAATCTGGTCTGGTTAGCCTGCTCTACCAGCAGGGTGGTTCTTGCCTCATCTAAAGCGTTAAGTTCAAATGCGCTGTTCCATTCTATAGTGTAGTCGATTGGCTCAGCATCTTGTTCATCATGAACTATGACTCTTTGTAGTATGCGCTTCAGCACCGAACCTGCAGGCTCGTGTTCGTCAGCTACGGTTTTGGCTCCTGAAACCATGCCCGCGTCTATGCAAGCGTCTATAACCCATTTTATTGGTTCTTCGTAGTCTGTTTGGAATCCGCTGATTTTCTTGTAGTATTGTTGATTGTTTAGTTCTGAGCCTGTAAGTGCGCCTGCTTCTGCGCCCTCTAGAATGCTTTTTGGGATGCCTGTGGCTTTGGCGATTTGTTTTGTGTTGGTGTCAAAGAAGGGTTCAGGATTCAACGCTGCGCCTTGTGCGCCTTCAAATTTGAAGTCCATAACCTCATTTAGTATTCCGATGTATGTGCGGTGTGTTATGTCGCTCCATTCTTTTGCGTTGCCCCATGCTTGCAGTTGCTCTCGGGTTGTGGCTACTCCATTTATTTCTTTGGGGAATTTGATTACTGCGAAGCCTCCGCCTGTCCTGAAAATCCACTGCGCGACTCCCCAGCGTATGTTGCGTCCGCATGTGAGATCATCCCAGATTAGCTCTAGGATGCTTTTGCCGTTTGTTCTGGTTTGAATTTCGTTGCATCGGCTCCAGTGAAGAGTGTAGGTTACTCCGCCGAATGCGTTGATGTTGTAGGTTTCTGGTTGCCCGAATCTGGGGCTTTGCGGGTTTTTGTTGTGGCTTAATATTTTGTATTGTGTGGGTGGGTAGGCTATGAGCTGTTTAGGTTCTGCTCCCTTCTTTCTTTCTTTCTGCAACTGCGTGATGTTTGATGCGTCGTCGAAGCTTGCTACAAGAAGAGCTTTGCCGTAGAGTCTTTCGTACTCGATTAGCTGCCTTAAAGTCTTCTTGAATTTTAGGCTGCTGAGAACTTTTTGAATCTGCAAATCGAAGTCGGGGTCTTCGCCTTCCGTTTTTGACTTGTTAAGTTTGAACCATTTCTCTATGATGTCTGAGGCGATGCCATAGATGAGGAAGCCTGCGATGGGTTCTCTGGTTGAAGCGTATTCTAGGTCGTCGGTGTTGATTGGGTCGCCGAATCCTGCGCCTAAGCTTGTGCTTGTTTGCGGAATTCTGACGCTTCCTGACTCTTCGCTGTCCGCTACTGTAGGATAGACTATCAGCCCGTCTTTTGTGTATGTTACAGTTTTTTCGCTCATTTTACACCAAAAACCATGAAGGCGCAACACCCTCGTTTTTGCTGACACACAACATCAAAGAATCGCTATAGTCTGGGCTCTTTGCTGTTGGGTCTATAATCCTGATTTTTCCTGCCGAAGTGAACTCGTAGCGCATCTGCCCAAGCTGACTCATAAGCTTATCTTCCGTTCTGATTGAAATTAGTCCTTGCTCAAATAGGGTTCTGAGGCGCCAGTAATTTTGTGCTTTCAAATTAAGGTAACGTTCTCCATGACTTGTTGGACTCATGCTCACTCTGACCGAAGCGGCTTTGTGCCCCAGCTCCGCAAGTCGGCTGTGAACACCTGCGCCAACTCCTATGCTGTCAACGTTGATTTGCTCGTTCTTCGGTACGATTGTGGATACTTTGTTGGCTATGGGCATTGTGTCTTTTTCTTTTATGACATAGGTTTCTTTGTGAACATATCTTATGCCGTCACTCAAACATTTTGTTAAGACGGTGAGGTCTGGTCCCTGTTCGCCAACATCTAAGCCCCACACATTAAGGGTGGGAGTCCTGAATTCGATTTTGCGTTTTGTCGCTGTTTCTATCCAGCTCCATCGAATAAGCGTGTCTTCACTGTCTTCCGCAAACACTGAATCGTACAGGACCTTAAACTCATACTCTGACAGTTCTTCTCTTTGCTCGTTGATGTAGGTTTCTGTGACTCTGCCCTCACGAAGAGCTTGCCGCCAGTCTATGTGGATTTTTTTGAATCTTGGACTTTGCCAGTGACGAAAGGCGAAGTTGTGCCTGTGCCACGGGTTCACCATCTCCACAAGCTTAGAATCAGGCGAATCTCCGAGCATTCGGCTGATGCGACTGCGGTAAACTTCATCGTCTATCAGACAAGCTTCATCTAGCACTACGATGTTGGCTCCGAAGCCCATCAGCTGCTCGCCTGTGCCATGCGCGGTGAGGGTGATTATTTCTGAACCGTTCTTGAAGGTGACCCGCTTCTTGCTCATTTCTTTTCTGAGTTGCTCGGGGTCTCCGCGGCTTGGGCTGTCAACAAGGGCTGAGAGGATGGGTGTGGTAGCGATGTGTTCGGCAATGTAGTTTCTGAGTATGGCGGTTTGGTCTCTTGTCGGTGCGATAAGGGCGATTTTGGTTTTGGGGTGCGCGAGGATGTAGAGTAGTATGGCGATTGCTACGGCTCTTGTTTTGCCGTATCTGGTTGTGGCGCAGACTGTTAGTCTTTGGTGTTTTGGGTTTAGGATTGCGCTTACTATTCTGGTTTGTCCGCTTGTGAGTTGCCAACCAAAGATTTCACTCTTCATCGTCGGTCAACTTTATCAGTTCGTCAAGTTTCTGGGTTATGTCAAGGTTGCCTGACAGTTCGGTTCTGACTTCCCTTTTCTGTGTTACCATTTTGCTGAATAGCTTGGTTATCTGTTTGTAAGCCTCTTCAGGATTTTTGGAGACAATTTTGCCATGCAGTTCTATCCACTGTGTTTTAATCCAATCATAGAAGTCTCCCGACTGTAGCCATGCTTTGACGTCTCGGTCGATTGTGCGGGATGTAACCCCACAGACTTTTCCAATGGCTTCATAGCTGTCTCCTTTGAGGAGTCCCTGTTTGATTGTTGGGAGTCTACGAAGAGTCTGATAGGATAGCTCAGAGACTGACATTTACCGACATTCCTTCTTGAGTGTTAAGATTAGATACGCTATGTATATGAGTGCCGCTCCGACTAGGTAATGATGCGGGGTTGGAGGTCCCCATGTTCCGCTCCATATTGGCTGTCCGTTCTGGTATGCTTGCTCATAGGCTCCCCAGAAGAATGTCATGTAGCCGAGGTTGAATAGGATGTGTGTTAGCAGTTTCATCTTTTTTTCACGAAGAGTTTTTCTGTTAGGCTCTAGGATAGAACTCTTCTGCCCTCAGTCTCCCGTAATCAATAGAACTTCAAACATAAGAGTGGTCTTCGTCGTCAACGTCTTTGAGACGGTTTTGGGCTTGCTGGAGAGTCTACTTTCCCGCCTAACAGAAGCTAATCGTCGAATAGGATGAAGTCCTTCAAGTTCAGCTTTTCGAGAAAACGCGTAAACGCGGAAAGACTGCTTGTGACTGTGCCATCTGAGTTCTCTCCTGTAGCTTGTTCTAGTGTTTCTTCAGCTTTTTTCCACTCGTTGCAGAATGCCATCGCCGCTTGTATCAGCGCGGGGAACGTTGCGAGAATCAGGATTTCATGGGGGGTTATGTCGAGTCTGATTAGTCCGTTTGCGGTTACGATTCCAGCGAATGTGCTGATGAACACTGCGGAGGCGTTTGCTAGGATTTTTCGGAAGTTGATTTTCTTCAAACAAGTTCACCTATGTTAGAACCAGAATCCAGCATGTGAGATTTGGAATCCACATTAAAGCCGTGTAGACAGCCCAATGCTTTGTGGTTGGATGGTCGAAGCTGATTTTTCCTTTGGTGATGTAGGGGAAAATGCGGGGCATCCAGTGCCATATGAACTGCCATTCGGGTATCTCTTCGTTGTGCACTAGCTTTCTGAAGCCAAAGTATATCCAGTCGAGAGATCCGCCGATCCAGCAGAGGTAGATTGTCCATGCCTTCAAAGCTGCAATCAATACATTGGGTTCGGTTAATGCAGCCAATGTAGCCAATACAGTGACTTCAAGAGTGGTTACAATGCAATAGGTGTGGAATCTCCAGTCTGGGGGTAGTCCTTTTGCTAGGATTCCTGTGACGGTGAAGTCGCGGGCTGCTAGGATTAGCTGATAGCAGACAATAATCAGGAGGAATGTTTGATGAAGCATGACAGGTCACATTCTGCTAGGATAGGCTTGTCTATTGCGCAGAACCTTTGTCCCCGAAAGTTAGAGTATATTCTCAAGTGGCAGCATCTGGGGGTTACCATTTTTTCATGTTCCAAAGCGGTTGAGGACTTCGCCATATTCATGGTTTAGGGCGTGGCTGGGCACAAATCCAAAAGTCTGCTTCAGCTTGTTTTTTAGGAGGATTTTGTAGGTGTAGATGTTGCCTTCGGGGTCTTTTCCGCATGGCTGATCTGTGTACACGATTTCTCCATTAATGATGTCTCGCCAACTATAGTCAAGGACAATGTTTCGGGAGAGCGCAAGTTCTTGTTGGTGGCGTGTTAGGCGTTCTTGATCTTTTATTCGCTTTGATTTAGCTCGTGTCATCTTACTCACGTCGATACTTTACAGAGGATTTTCACCCCGCTTTCGTTCTGAGTGGATTGCAGGAGAAGGGAACGGGCTTAGCTGGGACAGAGCTATATATTTGTTTAGAAGCTATTGGTATTTAAGTTTTTCAAAGATTAACGATGCTGAATAGTCTTGCAGATACAATTCCTTGAATTTTTCTTTCTGTTCCTCTGTTAATTTTTTTCTATGTTTTTTCATTCTTTTTTGTTTCTCCTTTTCATAATTCGCAAATACATTTCACGATCTCTTCTTTCTATTTCATCGAGCCTATCCAATAAACGGATTGCCTCGTTTCTAGGCACATCTACTGATATCTCATCAGCTAATACTATGTGAAATAGTAGTCTTTCGCCGCATTTTTGGCAACAGTAGCGTGTTGTGTTCATGTATAACGTTTCACAGTTCATGCAGTAACTATCGAGTTTTCTATGAGTTGGCATTATTCAATTCGTTCCTCCTTTTGTAGCAGCTGTTCAATCAACCCTAAATCCTCCTTGATTTGAGGCAGATTATATTTACATCTGTGAAGCAGCACCGAGAAGCCGTCTAGGCATTCCCCTGTTTCTAGGTATCTTTTGATTGTGCGTTTTTCTTTTGGTGATAGTATGTAGAGTCTCATGGTTGTTCAGTATTTCTATGGTTGTATTATCTTATATAGTTTACTCTCAGGGTAATGTTTATAAGACGATAATACCATTACAGTAATCGGTGATGCGGAAATGAAAGTAACATTACAGTGGAAAGACGGCGATGTTTGGCGTGAGGTGAAGTGTGAGCTTCGCTACAGCCGAAACGGTAACATGTTTGTGAAGCATGATGGAAAGGTGTATGTTTTCCCCAACCTCAAAGAGGACAACGATGTTGTAACCAAGATAGATGGTAAATGGGAGAAGGCGGGCAGGGTAACTAGCGGCGTGATTTTTCTTGGTGAGGGCGAAAGCTACAGGGAATATAACCACAGAATGTATTTGGAAAGAAAGGCGAGAGGCGAATCCCGATGGATTCCACCAAAAATGAGTTGATGCGGAAATGAGTAGTTTAGATAAGATGGATGAGAGGCTTAAGGCGATTCTGGAAGCGGGAAAAAGGCTCACTAAAGAATCGTTGTTCAAGGAGGCAACAGCGTGACTGTTGACGATCTAACGTTAGATGAGCTTCTGAAATCCATTGAGAACAAAACTGGTCCATACAGTATGGATCACCTCAAACACGCTGAGAACGTTATCAATCAAAGCAGTAAGTATGCGAAAGAAATCAGAAAACGGTTGCTTCATGGAGAGACACTGAAATGAAGACAACACTAAAACAACGTTTAGCGGAACTTTATCCTGATAGAACTTTGTTAATTGATTCTATCTTATATGAGGTCATAGAGTGGCTACAACAAAAACAAGGAACAACAACAGGAAAAATCTATCAGGAATATGACAACTGCAATTATTCAATGTTTCACGGTAGCCAAAGATGGTTAAACAAAAAAGAGCTTTTGGAGGAGCTAGAGGAGGCAAAATAGTTGAGGTTGGATTGGAGAGCGCTTTCACGAAGAGTCTTGGCTGTTGCAAAAGAGGGAGGCTGTTCTGATTGGGGTTGTTACATTGATGCTGTTGCTGGTAACAACCATGAAGCCGAAGTTGAAGACGTGTATCGTTATGGCGCAAAAGTTTCTAAGGAAATCGCTGAAGTGTTGTTCCCTAATTTCAAGGATTTACGATACCGAGGATAATAGTTAGGTGAAATAGCATAATTTGCGGATGCTGTGGGTACGATAAAAAACCTGTAATAAAAACTGCAACGGCTTCAATTCAAGCATATTTCTGTAAGCGCTGTTTCTATGATCCTAATCTTTTCTTTGCTTGCAGACGAGTTATTCCAACCGATTTTCTTGTACAGAAGGTAAGTCGCAGAAAATTCAAGTCAATTAACAATCTGGGTCAAATGACATTAGCCAAGGAGGCTTAGAGAGGTTGCAGTTTTTGAAGTTCACCAAAACCGAGCATGACGGGGTTATGCGGCACACGATGGTTTCAGCCAGGATAGAGCTTCCAGAAGAAAACTTCCGGGAAGTCGAAGAAGTACTTAAACCGTTGGGAATCAGCTTCAGAAATCCATCGGGACGCTGATATACTCCTGCATGTTTGTATTTTATTAATAGATTTTATATACCTGATATGTAGATGAAAGAGGCGGACACGGTTTGAAGCATGGTAGTTCATCCACTTGCATCTTACAAAATGGATCGGCATACAATAGTTTCAGTTGTCTCTCTCCACTATCCGCCATTACTTTCCACAAACTATCTTTTAGACATATCTCTAATTATCATAAGGCATTTCGGAGGTATTTTTTTGAGTCATAAAGCAGCATTCCGTTTCGTTCTACTACGCCAACAAGACATAAACAAGCTGATTGCCCACCCCAAAACTCTTCGTGACCAGATAATCATTGACTTCAGCCGACTGCAAGGACTGAGAACCCACGAGATCACAACTCTACAGTGGAACAACATCAGCGTCGAAAACGGCTTCATCTACATGTTAGACAGCAAAAAACACGTGCGCGTGCTGCTTCCGCTGCATTGGCATCTCGCTGAACAACTGCAAATACATAAAGAGGAAACAAGCCCCGACGAGGACGATTGGATAATTCGCCCAGCCGAGGGAGTTAACATAAAAAAATCTGCGTGGGGCAAACCCATCAGCAACGACACTATTCACGATGTTGTCAAGAGAACCGCAAAAGAAGCTGGAATCTTTGATTGGCGCCGCTACAACAGCACTTTACTGCGTGCCTATTTCGCGGCTGACTGGTATCGAAAGGGACGCAGCCTAAAGATACTGCAGTACATGATGCGCCACAACAACTTAGCTATGACCTTCCGTTACGTCAGCAAGATACTTTTCTGGAGTGAGGTAAGCCGCGAGTTCGACCGCGTCCAAAACGATAGGAGAACTGAAAAGAAGTTGAGCATAAAAGAAATTTTGGAGAGCCCTGTAGCTCGGCAGTGCTTAGAGTGTCCAGCCGTCCAAGTGTGCAAGTACACCGACGAGGCTATACACAACGAGTATGCTGACGGCTGCAGGTTTTTCCGTGAAATCGTGAAAAAAGCGCAAAGAATCAAATTGAGCGAGGTGGTGCAGACGTGAAGCAGCAGGTGAATTTTCTGTGTCCCTCTAAGCTGCTGCAGGACTTTGATTCTGCAGTTGAGAGAAACGGCAGGATTCCAAGCCGCACGGCTGCGCTTCACAGGGTGATGGAGCGCTTCATAGAAGAAAACAGAAAGGAGGCTAAGACATGACCAGAGTGAATAATATTGACATACAGCAAATAGACAATGGATACACAGTTTACGTAAGCTACACTTTTAGCAGTTCAAAAGAATTCTACAAAACAGAAGAAGAAGTTATCGAAGCAGTTGCAACAGCATTAAGCAATAACACTGCAGAATGGCTGAAGGTCCACACAACAAGAGAAGAGCTTAAAGAAAAGGAGGCTGATTGATGCAGACTATAAAACTGTTCAAACTAGCAGACCTCAAAGGCAAGATAAACGATAACGACTGGCAAATCAAAGAACTCAGAAAGGCGATGCGTGAGCGGGATCACAGAACCGCAGAAGCCCTCCGTTTGGTGATGCGGAAATGAGCTACACACGATTCGTTGACCCCGCCCAAGACTACAGTGTTTCGGATGTGGAGATAAAGATTTTCTCTGAACTTTGTGTCTCTGGAGTAGGCTTACAGCCGATAGAGACGCAGAAAGAGTTCTGTCTCTTATCCACAAAACCAGACTTCTATTTTCCAGATGTGAACTTGGCGGTTTACATCGACGGAGAACAGATTCACAGGAAACGGGAAGCCAGAGACCTTGAACTTAGGGAGCTGCTGAAGAAGCGGTACGGTTGCACGGTACGAAGCTACAGTTACAAGGCTCCGATAACGAAGAAGCGACTGTCTGAGATTGTTGATGCGATTCGAGACGACGTTCAGGGGCTGAAGAGGATGCGGGCATAATGGCAAAGAAGTACGAGTGTGAGGACTGCAACAGAAAGTTCCAGAGCCGAAGCTGATGGATGTTATGCGGGAAATCAAAACCCTCAGAGCAGATTTTGGCGTTTTAAGTCAAGCGGTGAAGGCGCTCGGAAAAGATGTGTTAGCCAAGAATGAACGCGCAGAAGCGGTTTACGGTGACATGGTTGCGAAGATGAGTAACTTGCAGGACGCTTTCATCAAAACGTTGACTGTAACGAAAGTATCGAATGTTACGAATGTATCGAAAGTTACGAAGCAGCCACAAAACAGCCACAATGTAGCTACGAAGAGTCAGTTTGACCCCGCCGACCTCATGCAACATCAATGGAAGAGAGGCAAAAAAAAGCCAGACGGCACATACGATAGAGGCAGCCTTTCTTATGGTTGGGATTTCAAGAAGAACTTTAAACCCGAAACAGTAGCAGTTCTTCCCTTAACTATTGCTGGCTACGATTTTGGTGTGAACGGCGATTTCGTGAACACGAAGAAGGCGAAACAATGAAGTTTTGGAGAAAAAAGTCAAAGTCAGACGAAACCGAGATTTCCATCACCAAAGCGGATTTGAAATCCCAGAAGTCTTTCTATGTGAAGGCTCAAACATCTGAAAAAGCAATGGAAATTATCAGGAAGCTACAGACATGAGTCTTTCCGATTTTTTCAGAGGCAGCGACTACAGTCCCGAACTTGACGGCAAACGGTTGACAGGGCAAATCCGCAGAATCCACGATCTAATGAAAGACGGAAGATGGAGAACCCTGTCTGAAATCGAATTTTACACGGGAGACCCACAAGCAAGCATATCCGCTCAGCTGCGGAATCTTCGTAAGCCAGAGTTCGGAAGCCATATCATAGTGAAACGTCGCAGAGGCGAGCCATCGCATGGACTGTGGGAGTATCGCATGGCAAAAGGAGAATTGAAAATTGAGGATGAGTGAGATAAAGTTAGGCTACGAGGTTGGAACAGGAGAAGCCGTGTATATTAAGCCCAGCCATCTGATTGCCACTGGAGTTTCTCAACTGTCGGGAAAAACCACCACTCTTGAGGCTTTGATTAAGCGCAGCGGAAAAAAAGCCATTGTCTTTAAAACCAAAGTTGGCGAGAAAGGATTCAACGAAGGAACTCTGATTCCCCCCTACTTCAAGGAACGCTCAGATTGGCAATATGTGTCTAGCCTCTTAGAAGCTACTTTAAAGGAGAAGCTGAAGTTTGAGAGAGCATGGATAATCAAAGTGTGCAAAAACGCTGATTCCCTTTTGGAAGTTAAAGCCAACATTGACAAGCAACTCGCAGAAACTAAACTAAATCAGCTTTCAAGGAACATCTACACCACATTACAAGCATACTTTGAGATGGTGCTACCTCAACTACAGTATGCCAAATTCTCCAAGTTTCTCACTCTTCATGACGGAATCAACATCATGGATTTAGAGCGATTCAAAGAGGAAATCCAGAGCCTAGTCATAAGAAGTGTCCTAGAAACGGTTCTCCAAGAGTTCCATGATGTGATAGTGGTTATTCCCGAAGCATGGAAGTTCATCCCACAGGGAAGAGGAAACCCCTGCAAGTGGGCAACAGAATCTTTTATCCGACAAGGAGCAACAAACGGAAATTTCCTATGGGTTGACAGCCAAGACATGGCAGGGGTCGATAAGACAGCACTCAAACAGGTCAGCACATGGATTCTCGGTTTACAATCCGAAAGAAATGAAGTTAAGCACACGATTGACCAGATTCCACTTCCACGAAAAATGAGGCCAAAAGAAGACGAAATCATGACACTTTCTAAGGGACATTTTATTTTGGCTACCCCAGACCAGACCATTAGAGTTTATGTTCAGCCTAGTTGGCTTGATGACGAAACCGCAAAGAAGGTTGCAGCTGGAGCGGTTAATGTTGAATCGCTACAGAAGCCAGAAAACAGTATCTCATTAAGCGAGGGAGTATCTGAAACCAAAGTTTTGCCCGATTTTGAATCAAGAAAATTCTATGCAAGAGTTTCACAAGATGTGATAGAGTTACGCAATGATTTTTTTGAGAAAATAAGTCAACTGCAAAAGCAAGTGGACAGTCTAGGCGAAAAAATGTTGACGTTACAGTCCAGCAAACCTAAAATTGACAAAGGCGAAATCGTTAGCCTAGTTCTCCAGAAAGTTCCTCTACTGAACAAAAATGAGATTGTTGAAGAACTTGTTAAACGAATCCCAAAGATGACTGGAACAGTCACATACGAAGTTGCACCACTAGAGAAGCTTCAGAGAGACTTTCAGGAATCAGCTAAAAACAAAATCCTGCAGGACATCAGCAGCTTAGACCAAGAACAGAAGCAGATGCTCAAATTCATAGAGTCAATCGACAAACGAACAAACATTAGCGAAGTTATGGAAAAATGTCTTTTCTTGAATCCCTCCAGTGGTAGCCGTTCTAGGGTTACAAAGAAGCTTTCGGATTTGGAGAGTCTAAGTCTAATTCGGAAAGACAGGGGACACATTTACGCTAACTTGAAACCCCAAATCGCAAAACTGATGGAAATTCACCAAGCCACGCCAAGCGAAATTGACGATGTTTACAATCACACAATAATGGAGATTGAAATTTGAAGGGGTTAACAAAAGTGAAACTCATAATCATTCTGTTTCTTCCCCTAATCATTTTCCTGTGGATGCTGGGCTGGACTCTTGCTTGGATAGGAGAACACAAACAATGACCTCTATTTCCACTCCAACGAACCCATCAATCTACCCTCTCAATCTGCAGTATATTATCTATCTATCTATCTACCCTCAACCAAAAACGCCAAAAAAACACAACAAGAACACACCAAGACATGACAAGCATTCTTTTAGACAAGAAACGAAAGGGGCTTCTTTTTTTGAGAGCAATTGATTGGAGCTATAGACTATACCTCGACCGCAAACTGTACCTAGCAGCCATTCGATTACAAGCAGACAGAAAACTTTCAAAATCCAAAGCTGGATTACTCGCCCTAGTTGAAGGACTGCACAATCTCGGCTATCTTGCGAACGCAGACTATGAAGTATACAAGAACAAGTACTCGGTTTCGCTTGACGAAGAGGCTAACAAGCTTTCGCCGTCAGAGATTTTGAGAAAGGAGACGAAGGAAGCGCGATATCGGCAACTGAACAACCTCTACAGACAGGTTATTGCGCAGTGGGAGACTCTTCGTGTAGACGTGAAGTATTATCATGTCAAGGATGCAAAAAGTAACCTGAACCTGAAGTATGCGCGGAAGCTTGTGGAGTTGGCTGAACAGGAGACGCTGGAGCTGACCCAAAAATGAAAGTGTGCCCAAAATGCGGATATCGAGATCCACCAATTTGGAGAAACACTTTAAGACGACTCTTCGCTGAACACTGTCATATTTCAGACCTCGAGATCTGGAATCCAGAGTTAGCTGCTGCACTAAAAGAAAAAAGATATCTCTGCATTAAAGGAGTGAAATATCGTCTAAACAAAAAAGGAGCTTATGTTCACCGTATTGACGCTTTTCTTTGTAAATATCCAAATGAGAATGATCCACGAATTACGGAGCCTGATACTGAAAGTGGCCGTGCTAAGGCATTAGGTGTCAGAAGGAAAGGACAAACAGTTCTGGGGGAGGCTACACGATGACTTTTAAGCATCGAAAAGACGATGTGGCATTCGGAGTTAGATTCCGCAAAGACGTGTGGAATTTCATCGACGCGAAGATGCATAACCGAAAGTACAATCCAAATAAACGATACAATTGGAGTGTGGCTGGCTCTCATCTTCCCTCTAAAAGTATTCACACAATCATTGATGAGTTGTTGCGGAAGCTGATGGAGGCTGAAACAGAATGAGAGGTCAGGTAAAGAGAGTAACGACACACAAATCGGCTTGCCGTAGATGTAAGGGAACAGGAGAAGTTGACATCTGTGATAGATGTGGAAGCGAAATTTACAGGTACGAGAATGGAGTTGCTATTTGTCATGTTTGCACAACCCCAAAAGGAATCAGGTGGGCTATGAATCTAAAGGAGGCTGAAGTGAAGTGAAGGTTTCTTCGGTGGGTAACATGGGGCAACTGCGCACATTTTTGTATGCCGTTTGTAACTTTGGCGGGGAGATTCTCCACTATAGACACTCGTTAGAAGGTGGGACAGACCGTTTATGGAATATACAGTTAGCAGAAAAGGAGGGTTGAATAAATATGTTTAAGCGACATGAAAGAGATTTGGAGTTGCTGGATTTGATTGCTGTTGAGCCAGTGAAGCTGATTTCAGAGAACATGAATAAAACCGAGGACGACATTTACAAGCACCTGAAAAGAATCAGAGCCAGAATAACCGAATATCAGCAATACTTGAACACCATCTACGCTAAGCAGAGACGCAGCAAGAGAGTGCGAAAAATGACGATTGACGGCTCATTAGACGAAGACGAGCAACTCACTATATGAGGTCTGACAGAAAATGAGTTCTGAGTTGGGTTGTAAGGATTGTAGCGGTAACAATGACGAGTTTGTTTGTAAGCTTAGGCGAGCAAAGGGTTCATGTCTCAAAGGGTATCTCCTAGAAGATGGGTTGACAGAAAATGACAACACTAAAACGAATCTTTGAAGAAAATGGGGTGTATGTGACAACTTGGGCAACCAAAGCGGTCAGGGAGTGGTTGCAACAACAGCGAGAAGACGATACACAAGACCCTTACAAACACAGAGCAGATACATTTGATGAGCTTTTGGAGGAGCTAAAAAATGAGTGAACCAAAACTGGAAAGTGAACAATCACTAAAAGAACAGATTAGATATAATTTCGATTGCAGTTCTGACAAAGAGTTCTTACTTCAAGACATGCTTAGATTAGTCGATGAACTTGTTACAAAGATTCAAATCAAGATTGATAAATACAAAAAAGAGTTAATGTACGGCTCTTTTTGGGCAAAAACGTTTGAAGAATATAAACAATGGTATGACGATGAGTTCCCCGACTCAGACAATCACGGAGATACCGCGTATGTTGCGGGCATGATGAATAGTATTTCTGAACTCGAAGAAGTTTTGAGGTTGTTAGAAAATGAGTGAAAAGAAAGGAACTTCTTTAGAAAAGAATTTCCATCAAGAAAACGGAGATGAAGTGCCTTTGTATCTGAAACAACCATTAATGACACGGAAAGCTGCACATGATATGATAGAAAAACTTGGAAAACTAATTCAAGAAAACCCATCTGCTAACTGGGCTTATCAATGGATTACTTGTTTGTCCTATTTCTGTTCTTGTGTTGGATGTAACGGATATTTGCGTTTCCATGAAATTGATGTGAAAATGCTTGACAAACACTTACTAGAACAAGGAGAGGGGTAATGTTGGAGGTTCAGAAACAAAAATGATTATGCGAAAGTCAGAGTTTGATCGAATGATAAAACGGTTACATAGGCAAGTTGGGCAATTTAAATGTAAAAAGTTGGAGGCTCAAAAGTGATGTTCTGGATTGGAGCGTTAACGGGCATAATTGTGATTGGATTCATAGTAGTTCCGTTTTTTGTGTGGGTGACTGGAAAAGCGTATGATCTTGGAAAAGAGGATGCAGAAAAGGAAAGGGCGGAAAGATTATGTCGAAGGGTCTTAGCAAAACAATAAAGCGGCTAATCGTTAAACTGCATCAAGGAGAATCGCTTACACAAGAAGAGGACAGTTTCTGTTTAGGGTTAAAGGAGGAGTTAGAAAGTGACTCTTCGTAGCTATCGTTGACTTAGAATAAACAACAAAAAAAGCTTACGAAGAGCCTTTAGGGGGTTTCTATTTTTTTGGTTGGTTCCAGTGGAAAGTGAGCGTCCAAGTGTTCATGTATTGCCTTGAGTTGATTAGCTATCACCAGCTCTCTAATCATAATAACTGAAATTAACTCTTTCATCTTTATCCCCGTCTTTTTGGAGATTCGCTTGTATCCATTATGGATTTGCTTAAGTTCTTCCTCAAACGACATTTTCTTTTCTTCCATCCTTTCTTTTCCCCTCCTTACGCTGGAATCGCCATCCACTCAAAATTTACTGCTACACCAGCAGCAGCAGTTTCTTCCGTGTATAAGTCAACTGCTGGTTCGTCAGAGTTGATTAAGACTGCACCGCAAATCTCGCTTGTTCCACCTATATTTCTGAGGTCTAAAGCTCTGATATAAGGCGCAATTTGCGTGCTCCCCGTTGCTCCATTGTGGTTGTGCGCCTGAACGGTGTGGCTGTGGACGCTTGACGCTACTGTTGTAGTGCCGCTGTCGGGGCCAGATGTCTGGCTCTGGTTCTCTGTAGGTATAGTGTGGTTGTGTTGACCAAGTGGATGAGCATGAGACGCTACGGTATGGATGTGTGTTCCGGAGGCGGGATACACCTGATAACTGCTCGTAACCTTGCATAGTGCATGCCCAAGCTCGCAGGGACCAGAAAGCGGCACATTAACTTCCTGTGTTGCGGATGGGGTACCAGTCGCTGGTGCAGAGTACCCAGTTGATGTAGGTCCGCCCGTTCCCGTTGATCCGCCATGATTATGCGCCTGAACGGTGTGGCTGTGTATGGGACCAGCAACATCTTCTGTTCCGCCGGGCATGTCTGGTCCGCTAGTCTGTGATTGGTTCTCGGTATTTATGGTGTGGCTATGGGTTGCTCCTGCTCCGCTTGCTCCGATAGCGCCTATTTTGTGTTTATGGGTTTCTAGGATTTTTGCTTTTACAACAAATTGAGTGGTAGACTTGGAAACAACAACGATAGTTATCATCCTTCCAGCTGCATCTATTACCGACGGAAGAACTTTAGGCACATTATCGAACTCTTCATCAAAGGTTACTGTTCTGTCTCCATTAGCGTCTGTAGTGTTTGCACCTGATACAATTTCTCCTCCGGGTGGCGCGCCATTGATTGTTGTTAATTCTATATCTCTTACGGCAATATCGACTAAATTGCTTTCTATGTCAACGAAATGGTATCTGTCGAATCCTAGAAACGCGGAGGAAAGAATCGTTTTAGGCGGGTCATCTGGTCCCGTAAGACCATGACTAACCATAACAGCGCCGCCTCCCGGTTGTGTCGCCCAATCAGCGTTAGTTACTCCGCCGCCTGTGCCGCTTGGAATCGTTATAGTGGAGCCTGAAGCAATCGGGTAATACCCGACTAGCCACCATGTGGGAGCGGTTGGGTCTTCCGGATCTACGCTTGTGGGAAGATTAAGGTAGTCGGTTTCGCTGTTCCAGTATCCTACCAGAGTGCCGCTGTATACGCCATCGTCTTTTACGGTTCTGCCTATGTCCTCGGGGACGGCGGGCGTGTATGTTCCGCCAAAAGTTATGTAAATTCTGCTTGCGGAACCTAAGAATCCTTGACTGAAAACGTCCTTCTGGCACCAGAATCCCTGCTCAATATGAAAGAATGGGTTGTATTCGTCGGGATAAGCCATGTCCTCGAAGAGTTGAATTTGCAGGTCTAACCAGTTGTTTTTATCGGTTTCTTTTAGTCTAAGAAAACCATCAACGATTTGTATGCTCGGAAGATTCCAGAGGTCAATATTATTGGATGCTGCTGCCGTCGCCGATATTGTGCCGCCCTGTTTGGATTGCTGATTTTCTAGTTTCTGTAGTCTGTCCAGTATCTCTTTCAATGTTTTTTCTAGACGCTGTAGGTCAGTCATGGTTGTACCTCACATAAAGTTACGAAGAGTCTATCTCTCATTGAATCAGATAGAATTTACTTCCACAAAAGGCATATAGACTCTTCGTGGAATAGGAGTATAGGGGAAGAGAATGAGGAAAGAAGTTGTAGTCTTGGGGTTTATTCTACTGGTGATTGCATGGATACTGGCTGTTTTTCCAGAGCGAACGCCCGAGTCTCTTTATTATGAAAGAACAATTGATGGCTTTCATGCGAATTTCCCTGATGATTATTGGTGTCCATATAAAAATTGGGGGATTATTGTTGGATTAATAGGGTTTGTCACTTTCATTATCGGCAGTTACATGCCAAATCAAAGTACTTCAGACACGGTTAATTGAGCCTTCCAATTCACGCCAACAATCAAATGCTCAACCGCTATGATACGAAAGCTATCAACTCCGTCACTCATAATATCTCCAACTTGGTAACGTGCATCCCCTTCCACAATGAACGGTTCAATTGTAATCGGAACGTCTTTTTTAGATGCTATGACTGCGTTTGCTTTCGATTCACATTCTGCGTCGCTCATTAGTGTCTGGTCGACTATCGGTTCAGCTTCATTGACCCCATGCTTGGCTATACTGTCAGTGTCCTCAGTACTTGCACTAAAGGGCATATCGCAGAAGTATAAGCCATCAATTAAAACCGCTATTCCCAAAGCATATTGAACTTTGAAGCATATCTGAGTTAATTGTTGCCAACTTGGATTTCCAACTTTTGTCCATTTGCCATTAGAGTTAGAGTCGGTGATTTCGCTATTAACACCCAGCGGCAAATCGATTTGTTTCCAGTCCAAGTCGAAACCTCCATGAAGCTCGATTCCTGCACTAAAATAGTTACTTGAATCTGGTGCCCATAACTGTACAACTGCGCTGTCAGGTCCAAGCCCTGTGTATCTTCGCTTTCTATGAAATTTGAGTCTTTTAGCTGCACGTTTGCCGAAACCGTAAACTGTAGGTGAGATGCTTCTGCGAAACTGTAGTGTGCCTGAAATAAAGTCTGCTTCGATTGAGCCTGTTCCTTCCACGTAATAGTCAGTGTTAAAGACCAGAGGTTCGCCACTATCTACTGTCCATCCGTCCGTTGACTCCGTCCAAGACTCATCAGAAGGAATCTTCTTTCCTGTTGCTCCGTACACTTTCTGTCGGTTGACTACTCGGTGCGGATCTATTACTTTCACTGCACTCTCTAATGTCGGCGATACTGGACAGATGAAATCTTGGCTCTCTCTGAGATGTCCTATAAGACATCCTGAAGCTGTCTCGAAAACGTCGAAGCCTATCACATCAGACGGGTTAGATGCCTTCTCGGCGATTTCCTGAACACCCTTAAGCGGCTGAACCTCATCATATTCTACACTGTGCTGCGATGACATGCGGTCGTCGGTGTCTGCGATTTGGCTTCCAGAATGTCCGCCGTCGAACCATCCCACCGCATGAGGATACTTGGATAGGTAACCGCACAAGTCTAAGGTGTCATCTATGATTGTGTCGCCGTACTCACCTTCATACAGTTTGTACACCAGTTCTGGTGAGGCGAACAGCTCCGAGGCGTGACCCAGCAATTCAACAATAACATCTGCAACGTTGTAGGCGTAGTAGTCCTGTTTGATGGAAGCTATCTTGCCGCCGAAAAGTTTGCTGTCCAAATCAGTTAATGACTCTTCGTCGCGAGCCGCCCAGATTATGCCAAAGCCGCAGTCATCCAAGTTCAGGTATGTGTCGCCCAGATCAAGAAAGTTGCTTAGCGTAACCGTTGCGCTGCTCACCTCGTCGTTAAGGAGACTCTTCGTGACTGTTATCGTGTCCTCCAGGTCTGCGCTTGTTGGGAAAAAGGCTTTCTTGCATATTACGAGATAATCGACGGTGACTGTGTCGTCTGGGCTTCCCGTACAGTAGATTCTAAGCCCCTTGATTGCTCCCTCATAAAACTCTGTCAAGTCCTCAACCGTGAATCTTTCGGCTTCTGTGCCCGTGTAGACTGAAACCCAACCACTATCTGAAGCCTTCTGGATTTGCACCACAAAGTTGGTTGCGCTGAAGCTTGTGACTCTGCCGACAAGCACAGGATAATCTACCGTGCTAAAACTGTCAAAAGAAGTCGTGAGAAACTGCTCTGTCTCTCCCGCCTGAATCGTCAAAACCGCAGAATCAGCTTGGTTGCTCAATCCAGCCGAAGGCGAACCAGCCCAGTCACCCTTCAAAAAGTGATCCCAAAACGCATGAACCACACGATCATTAGAGTCTGTGTATGTGGGGCACTCCACAAAAAATTCTGCATTCACTTTTGCGGGGAGAACAGCAGTCACTTGATGCCAACCTTCCGTAACGCGCCCATAAGCTGCTCAGCGTTGCCGCCATAAACGTTGATGGTGACGTTGTTGCTGGTCTGCGTTGACGATGTGCGAAAGCTGTTTTCGGTGATGCTTTGAAGCTGTGCTGGCTTCAGAATCAGCTCATCGGGAAGCACATTGACTAGTCCGCCCGTGACGGATTGTTTCAGTCCAGTGTGCGCGGTGGGTGTTATCGCTGAGATTGTTGCGGCGGCTGTGGTTGCTGCTGCAAGCATGACGGGCAAGAAAAGGGGGTTTGCTACTGCGTTGGCGATTGCGGTTGCGACTGCCCTTGCATTTGTCGCCACTGTATTGGTGATTTGCGCTGCGGTGTTCATCCACGTGGCTGAGGTTAGGGCATCCATGACGCGTATGACGCTTCCGCCGACGGTCATTATGCTGCCCATCAGCTGAAAGGCTTTAGCTTGTTCTTCGTTGAGGAATCCGAAGGCTTTTCCGAGGTTGGCTACTCCCATGGCTGCTGTGCCAAAAATTGCGATGTCACGGCTTACCTCTTTCAAGTTCATGCTTGTTTCTTTGAGAGTGTTATTGATTGGTTTACCCCAAAGGTCAACTTGCCGCATTTTAGCTGCCATATCTTGGCTTGCGGCTGCCATAGACGCGAATCCCGCATTCACCTGTTCAGTGCCCACTAACTCAGCATCTATTTCTACTCTTTCGCTCAACATTTACGCCTCTTTTTTCTTCTGAGAGCCTCTTCTAAGCGCTTGTTCTGTTCTTCCTCTGTTTCCTGTCCGCCGCTTTGCTGTTGATGTAACTCAGCCATGATTAGATTATAGTCAAGCTCGAAAAGGAACATTGGCGTTTCGTGGATGTTCAGCAGCTCGGAGGGTCTACGGTGCAGAATTAGCCCCATCTGGGCAGCCTTTTTCAGGGTGTTGTTTTTGGTCTCGAAAAAACTGTTCAACCCGCTCATTCTGAGCTAACGTCAGCTTGTTTATGGCTATGTGCAATAACGTTTCGTGTTCTGGCTTTGGAGTTGGCGATACGCAGTCCTGCAAAAGCAGTTTGCGGATTTCAACAAGTTCTTTTCCGCGTGTTAGTCCATCCTCTATACTTTTCGCTTTCTGGTTCGCCTTCTCCGCATACAAGGCGCTTATATAGCTGAGTTCTAGGGGAAGCGGCTGAACATCGTATTCTATGTTGTCTAACTCGATTTTCACTTCTATTTTCACCTCTAGTAGGCACTTATACTATTCCGCAACAAGCCCTCAATCTCCAGTTCTTCGCTGCTGTCGTAGAATGCCCTGAATGGCGCCGAAATCTTCAAGGTCTCATTCTGGGCTCTCAGCGGCGGTGCCCCGCTACGTAGGATTTGAAGGTTATACAGATTCAATCCTAACGTGTGATAGTATGTTTCGCTGTCTCCGATGAGACTGCTTGCCACCGCAATAATCAAATCAAAGCTTGCGCTGTTTTTGAAGTTGTCAAAGTCTGTTGTGTCCTCGAATTTGAGGGTGACATTTCCCGTCACATCTCTTACCCCCACCTCGATGTCGTTGAAGTTTCTGCCGCTTAGGTCGCCAGTGTTGAAAGGGATATTGTTTTTGATGGTTACGTCCAAGTCACAGACTACGCTGGCGCGTGTAGCATCACCATCAATGGTTATGTTGACAAGATCGTCGATTTGTGTTAGCCACTGCAGACTATCTAATGTTGGTGAAGCCACTATATCGTCTGTTGTTTCTGGGAAGCCGCTGTATATCATGGCGTTTGCCCGTACAACGTCTCCTGCCTTCCACTTCAGCTGCAACGATTCAACAAGACATCCGGGCAGAACCCGTTCAGTCTGTTCCACGCCGATTCGCACGGTGTAGCTGGGTATGGTGTCTGCGGGCGTGAAGGTGTGTGTGTAGACGCCTGTTTCTGGGTTTGCTGGTGTGCCCTCTGCGCCGAAAACAGCCATCATCAAGTCTCCTATTATGTTTTCTGGAGATACTGGAAGGTCGATTGGTCCTTGTGCCCTGTATAGTCCTCTTGTGCGTTTGCTGTATGATCTTCGTGACGTTGGGGTGGGGATTATCCAGTTTGGGTCTGCTTGGATGTTGGATGTGGCGTAGCCGTCGTAGCGGATGCTTGGGTCTGTTTCGGCTGTGCCATATTCGCCTTCTTTTCGGAATCCGATGTATCTGCTCATGTTTTTTTTTCTCCTTATTTTTTGCGTTTTGTGTGGAGTGTGATGAAAACCGCTATGATGTTGTGGTCTTTCATGCGGTCTTTGATTTTTTCTCTGTTTTCAACCCAGCTATAAGCCACATTGCCGTCCAATGTCCTGTCTGAAGCTAATGCGGATTCGATTGCTTCGACGTAGGCGACTACTGACCTTTCCGCGGTTTCGGGGTGCTTCATGACAGGCACGATATAGAATCTGTCTTCTGTAGTCATGCTGTTGGATGCGGTTCCGGGAGTTTGTCGTCCTCCTATCCACTCTATCCATCCCCACGGGCTGGAAGGGTACTGTGTGGCTGGAGGTTCTCCGAGAAACCACTTTTTGAAGTCTGAAAGGTGTGAGTCTTCACGAAGAGTCTCAAGGATATAGTCAAGTATCGTATTCGGTGTAACACTCAAACTTTTTTTCTCCTAATGATGCTGTAGCCAAATAAATCTCCACAAATCGGCTAGGTAGCCTCTGCATTGCTCCGCGGTTCTCCGTATGAAATGCTGGCCCTTGGTACCTGGGTGATGTACTTGCTTTGCGAATATGGGCTGTCCCCACTGTCCGAACCATCTGAGGGCTTTGGCGTTTCTGGGTCTGATTATGTGCGGTCGTGTGTCTTTGTCTACGTACTTGGCGTAGTCTATGTCGGGGTATGTGGTGAATCCCCGCGGAGTGTTTACTGTGGTCACGGATTCTCTGAGCATGAAAGACTTGCCGAGCGGAATCAGTTGCCGCATGACTCTTCGTGTCTCAGCCCCGCCTTCTTCCCGCCATTGAGCTAGGATAGCTTCCTCCTTTTCTGGTTCGGCATACAGGAAGGTTTGCAGTTGCTCGTCTCGGACTCTGATTCTTACGCTCATCGGCTTTCGCTCTCTATGCTGATTGTGTGTCGAGGCTCAGAGCTTATGTGAATGGCTACTGGGCGGGTTACGAAGCCGCCGCAATTATAGAACTGGTCTCTCTGGGTTTCGTAGCTTGCACCAACCCCAGCAGAAGAACGACCAACATCCTTAGAAAACTGGATTTCATCAACATCGCCTTCTATAGGATAGACGTATGCTGGATAATATGTTCCTAAATAGAGAGTTGTTCCAGCATTGTTTTTTGGGGTTATCCCAGTTAAATCATCTGAAACCGCTACTTGAGCGCCATTTTTGTATATACGCTGATAGCTTCCATCCCATACACAAGTCCAAAGGTTGTCGATTCCCACATCAGTACAAAGTGCAGAAATAAAATGATTAACATCAAGGGTGTCATAAAATGAAAAGAAAAACTGATTACCCGATTTATAACAGTAATAATTGTTTTTTCCAGCAGACACCTTATGAAAAAGTATGTTTGTGTTTTGGTTAACCGTTCTTTTCCACCATAAACTAATCGTGAAAGCACCATCAAATCGAATACTCTCAGCATCGGCAACACTAATATATTCGTCTGTTCCCGCACCCGCAAAATCCTGTGCCTTCCCAATTTGTCCATCAGTTTCTATTGGCTCGTTTACACCCTTCTTTGTTCCATCATTATCGTTACTCGTAGAATCTTTGATGTGGCTTGTGTCGGGGTTGTCGTTCATGTGACAGACTAACTTAAAGTTGCTGTCCCATACATTCTCTGCTGGGGTGCTTCCCGTCAAGCCCACATAACTATCATTATCGGCGTGGTCATTGTCAAAGTAGATTCTAACCTTGTTCTCTACGCCGCCGTTAAG